TAGTTGATGTTCTACTTGTTTCTCAACAAGTTTCTTATCTGCTTCAGAGAGTTCATCAAACTCTTTCCATGTCTCATGGTCATATTGAGAGGTGCCATCCATCTGTTGAAGGATGTTATCTAATGTTTGACATGTGCCTTGTTTCTGTGCCTCCTCTAACTTCTTGTAGTAATAATCTGTGCCAGCTTTGCGATCTAAATTAAGTTCAGCAAAGGCATCTAAAGTTAGACCACCCTCAGGTAGTTGATGTTCAGCGATGTACTGGTTGATTTCTAAGTCAGCTGCTATGTTAAACAACTTGAAGTTAGAGTATTTCTCACAAAGGAACAGATGTCCAAATGATATGTGAAGCAACTCATGTTTGATTAAGCCATGTCTATGATCCTCTGATAGGTCAGTAAAGAAATCCGGATTGATTGCTAGTTGCATACCTATACCGTGCTTACTTACACCTGCTGTCGGGAGACTGCTTATAAACTTTTTATTTAAACCTATCAGGAAGTATCCATAGAAAGGTTCTGACAACATAATATTCTTTGTTGTTTTAGCTAATTTGTCTAATAATTTACTCATGTATTCTAAATTTAAAGTTCTGCTTGAAAATTACATTCATCATGTGCATTAACACATTCTAATATTTTTCTTCCTATTGTATAATCATAGTAGTCATGCCACTTGGCTTTACTCATCTCAGGTAATTCTGATTTATCTAAAAACTCCTTAATGGTTTGAGTGTGGAATTTTTCATCGTTCCCATCTAGATCATGATATACCATAATTGCAGTTTTATGTTCTCCGAAAGACTCTTCTATTATTTTTAGTTCTGCTTCTAGCCCTGGTAAATCACCACTATTATAAGTGTACTCTATAAAACCGGGATTTTGACCCGTGACACCAAATCTATCTGCAGCATCACTGCTTTGTGCACCAAAGGCAAACTTGCCTTCTATGTCACCTGAATAATATCTTCCCATGACTAAGTGTATTCACTGAATTCTGCAGCATAACAACCCTCAGAACAGAATCTAGTATTTGATTCTAATTTTGTACCACAAAAACTGCAGGCATATTCTTCTTCTACTGGTTCATCAAACCAATCCTCGCATGTATTGCACACATAACCTTCTGATTCCGAGTGTTCTAAACAATCAGAACATAGGCCCATTTGTAAAGTTGCTGTACAACATGCGCTGTCTGTAGATGATTCATAATCACTTTTGCAACAAGGGCTTACTAACTTTTCCATTGTAGTTCTAGATTTATTTTATTAATTTTAACGTTGCATGATAGGTTTACTACACGTAAAGCATGTTCAGTATACAAGTCAGTAAAGAGAAGTCTCTCTAATTTTGTAGTTGATGGGGCATTGAAGGAGTCCCAAACTTCTGACCAAGTGATAGTGAATGGTAGATTTAATTCACGTACTATATCACGACCCCTTGGACCAAATGTTGCCTTATATATCAGCATGTTTAATCTCCTTGTTGGTGCCATATTCTTCCAAGATTCTATAGCAATAAAAAAGTCCTCTTCATTAGAGGACTCAATCATTTTTAATATGTTATGGAATATATCCTGTGTTATTTTAACTCTTTCTTTTATTTCTTTTGTCATCTATTTTAATTATTACACCGGGTTTTTTCTTATCGTATTCATACACCTCTAATACAGGTATAATGTTATCACAGTTGTCGTCATCTATCCAGCCATGTTTCTCCATGTCATCTTGCACGGTTTGCAGAGGGTTAACATAGTCAAACTTCCTGTGGGATCCTCTAATGAATTTAAAGGATACATATACAGGCAACTCTAACTGATCAAACTCTTTCCTAAAAGAGTCCTTCATCTTAATGTAATCACCGTAAGTTAGGCGTCTATACTTAGCTACTGTTTTACTAGTAATAAAGTACTTACCCGTCCACTGTCTACTATTCTTAGAAGAAGGAGTATTATGAGGGATGAACCATTCCATGTTATATAGCTTTTTTAATAAGATTAAATAGCTTAGGCTTGACAGTGTCAGCCCCATATTTTAATACTGCATCAGAGATATCCTTTTCGGATGTCATTATAATAGACGTAAGGTTATGTAATTTTTTATACTTATCCATAGCGTCCTGTCCTGCAGAATCATTATCTAATAGTGTGAGTACTTTCTTATATTTAGATTTAAAGTTTTCTACTACATAAGGTTTAATTAAAGTATTCTCACTGTCTGGTGCAACAACTTCTACATTAAAGTCAAAAGACATAACACACATTGCATCTTTTAAAGATGAACATACAATAAGGTAATCCGCCTTATAAGTAAGTTGATCAAATCCTTGCAGGTGTGTTGCTATCTTAATGAACTTGTATTGTTTCTGACCAGGCTGGTATATCTTATAGCAATCACCTTGACTGTTATAGTATCCGTACATCATAGCGTTGTTGATGGTAATCTTTTTAATGCCATCTGTTGACGCCTTAACCATGTTATAATACTCAATAGGTTGAACATTATATTGACGTAAGACTGTGCTTCCTATGTTAAATTTAAGCCAGTATGTTGCATCTTGTTTGTTCCATTCACGTTTCTGAATGTAGTCAACTTGATACCGTGCTGCTGGAGTAAACTCTTCATCTTCACTGAAGGTTCCACCCTCCATTATCCAATCGTTATAGTCTTCTGTTATTTTAAACAGCGCTTGACTATAGTTTAAATTAAACAACGCTTGAACAATATCAATCTTACTACCTTGTTTTCCTGTAGAGAAATCCTTGTACTTATACTCCTTAGCATTCACATCTACATAGATGTACATGCTCGGTGTTTTTTCCAAGGGATTAAAGACAGAAGTTATTTGCAGGTCTTGACCAGATAGTTTCTCTGGTAAGTCTAGGTAATAATTAAATACCCATCCGCTTTTTATTTCTTCGTGAGTGCTGATAAAATTCTTAGTGCTGATCATAATAATAAGAGGGGAGCCCTATTGCCCCCCTCAATATTAATTAAACTTTACAGTTCAAAGTCTGATACAGAGCTAGTCTTTTTAGCTGGTTCAAATGAAGCTTGTTCAGTTGATGTCTTCCCTTCAGGAACTCTGACATGATCTGCTTTGTTAAACATAATCAATCTACTAGGCTCAGTACCTACAGCTTCCATTGGTACTCCATCTCGAGAAAGTTTAGGAAGATAAAGATCATCCTGCGTAAAACCTTCTTTGTTTTCCCATTGTCTAGATGCTAGACATACGTTAACATAGTCTGAACCACTGAATAGAGCATTACATGATTCCATGAATTGTTCTATAGTGGTTGCTTCTACTGAGTCTAAGTCTTTTCTTTTATTTAAAACCTCTGATACAAATATCATGCTTTTGAGTATTTCTTTTTCCATAGAGATCTCTCTTCCACTAGCCAGTGTTGTGTCCTTATAAGGAAACGGGCTTATGCGGACTCTAGCAATCTGTCCTTTATATCTTCCTGCTGATTCATTATTACGATCAACTAAGAAACCATCAAAGTCTGAGCCTTGATCTTCTGTTTCTACATGTAACGTAATATTAAATGCTTCTTTATCCCAAGGAGTTTGATCCATGGTGATAGAGTTAATCTTCACAAGGTTATTACCTGCGCCCATGATGGGTCTTACTTTACCACTACCTGTGGCCATATCTTTTGTACTTAACATGTCTGCTATTTATTAATTAATTAATTATTTTTCATATCGAATAATGGCATCCTTTACTACCTGTAAATCATTGGCAATAAATTCTTCATCAAACATTTCCATTGGAGTTTTACATGTATTTTCTCCATTGGTTACTGTATCAAAGCCGTAACTGAGGACGCCGTCTTCATCACGTGCTGCTCTACCAAATAAGACTATGGAGAATAGACCTTCTAAAGTTAAAGCATTATCAATCATTTTACCAATTGTTTTTGCTTTTACTTTACGTCTACCATTCATATCTGTGGATTCTTCTGCATGTGTTAAGAAGAACATATATAGATCATCTCTTAGATCCTTAGGCATTTTTGCTACCTGAGCAAGATTTGCGGCTATTTGTGTAAACTTGTCATAACCTTTTTCATTAGCCCTGTCAAAGTATTCAAATGAACTCATGAATTGCCAGTCATCAACTACGATGTTGGTAATGTGAGGCATCTTGTCATTGACATGCTGTATTGCTTTCATTATACCTACTGCAGTAGATGAAGCTGTCATGTTTCCTTTAGGATTATCCTTAGAAATCATGGTGTAATGCTTCTTCCACCCCTTAAAAGGTAATGGTTTGTTAGCAATGTTAATTATGAAAGTTTCCTTGGGATCAAGGTTACGTATAGACGTACTCTTTCCTCCGCCGGATTCTGCTATTACTAATACTGAATGTGCCATTTATTTATGGGTTGAGATTATACGGTTTAACCATTTTTTATCGCTGATAGGTTGTTTAAACCAAAGCGCGGCTATATCTTTTAGAGTTACATTACTTAATGTACAATCCTGATCGGGATTCATTAGACCAAAGTCTTTTACTTCTGTGATCTTAGGTGCATTACGGGAAGTTACATCATTTATAACTTTAAGTTCTGCAACAGGAATCATATGACGTTTAAAACCGCCGGAGCTAGTAGAAATTTCATACTCTTCTTGCCAATGAGGATTGTATTGTATCTTGTATAGAGTACGTTTAACGTCCTCTGACTCATATTCTTTACTAACAAACTCAGTATACATATCACTTGTGTGTTCTAACTCACTGGCAAATAAAGCTATGAATTTTTCATCTTTATCACCCGGGCGATAGGCCATTTTTGGTATGTATATAGGATCTACTATATCATTGAGTCTGAAGTACTCAGCATGCTCCTTCTGAAGCTCTTTTATTTTTGCTTTTCTTTCTGATGGTGTCATCTTATTTTGTTTTCATTAATCAAATTTAATTATTATTATCTTCTCTGTTGTTGAGAGGGTGTATCCATTTCAAGTATCTCCATTCTTTCAAAGGCAGCTTTAAAGAAACTCATACGAGCGTCACCATTACGAGCCTTAAGAAAGTGGAGAACTAAAGTTTTGTCATCATCTATTATGTACCTATCTGGTCCATAGTATTTGATCTTCTGCTTAGCTGGTCTGTTAAGACCTATAAGCGTGTCAGCATGTTGTAACATAGCATCTGAACCAAAGATATCTGATTCTAATACATAGTTACCATATGACCCTTCCTTTGCTCTCTCAGGGTTATCAATATTTCTATTGAGTTGTGATAGAGCAATGAACATAACAGGATACTCACGTTTAACTTGAGTGAAGAATTCACCTAGTTCAAAGAGCATGTCTAACCTATTGTTCTGATAAGGTGCTCTCTTGACTAGTATGGTATGGTCTAAGGTAATAATAGTCTTCTTACCTTTATGTTCATTCATATACATATCAATCTGTTCTCTCATCTGATTAACAGTAAGAGGCGTTGACACAACATCAACAGGGTTTTTAATTCTACCCTTAGCATATGAATGACATTGATTAAACGTATCTTGTTCAAGAGTGCAACCTGCACTGCATAGTTCTTTATACGTCTTACCTGTTAGGGAGGAGAACTCTCTAATAGCAGAGGTTCTACCAACCATTTCAAATTGGAACTCTAATACACGAAAGTCTTCATGAGGATTTCTAACAAAAGATTCCCTAACAATCTGATCCTTAATAAGAGTCTTACCTGAACCAGGTCTTCCTCCAATAACGGTTAGTGTATTCCATTCCATACCGTCCGTGATAGCATCATTAAACTTAGGCCAAGGCGTTTGTATAGATTTCTCTTTACCTGACTGTCTGTCCAACATGTATTTAAGGGCTTCATTAAAAGAACTATACTGTCCTGCCCATGCGTGTTTGTCTGACATTATACAACGTTTTCTTGAAAGTGTTTAATATCATCGTCTGTTCCTTCACGGATTATATCACAGTAGTCAGCAAGCTCAGAAACCTTTTCTTTATTAGGAAGAGTCTTTACTGTAAAGTATTGACTATTCTTCATATACATGTAGCCTGTGTCCTCATAACTATTTAAATACTTACGAGTAGCAGCGTGAACTTCAGCCCATGTGTAATCAAAGTTGTCAAAGAACCAACGAAAGCCGTCTGTTAATGTCTTAACGTTCTGACGTGCAGGTTTACCTGAAGGAAGTTTTTGTCTAGGGAATAGCTCCCTATAAGTATTAATGTTAGAAGCAAACTCTTTCCCCATTAAATCAATACTGGTTTTATTCTTTGCTTTTATAAAGTAGGCATCATATTTTCTCATTTTGACTCTACCTAAAGCTGTAATTTTATATTGATCATTCTC